GCCTCGCCCCGCTCGTCACGTACCGGCGCGCCGCCGGCGGCAACCTCTACATCGCCCGCGACAAGACCGACCGTGTACGCGCCTCTACCGGCGTCATCGCCACCAGCGAACCCGATCCCGCGCTGAACCCGTGGGCGGACATGACGTGACCATCCAAGCGCTTAGAAGGAGCCCCTAATGCGGCTCGTCTGTCACCTCCGCACCATCCGCGGCAACCGCACCATGAAAGACATCTGCCGCGACGCCGCCGTCCTCGGCCTCCACATCAGCGAAGGCGTCCTCTCCCCGATCGAGCGCGGCCTCGCGCTCCCCACCGACAGGCAGATCGGGCCTCTCGAAAAAGCGTACGGGCAGCCGCTCGACACATGGTACGAGCCCAGGGTTCTGCTGGTGCTGCAGGCAGACGAGGCGGCAGCGTGATCGAGCTGACCGTGATCGGCACGCCCGCACCGCAAGGCTCAAAGACGCGCACACGGTACGGCGTCCGCGAAGACAACCCGCGTACGAAGCCGTGGCGGGCGACCGTCGCAGCCGAAGCCGCGCTCGAGCACAGTGGTCGACCACTGGTCGACATGCCGGTCGAGGTCGACGCGCTCTTCGTCTTCCCGCGCCCGAAATCCCATTACCGCACCGGCCGCAACGCCCACCTCTTGAAAGACACCGCACCCGGCTGGTGCGCAACGAAACCTGACGCGGACAAGCTCGCACGCGCAGTCGGCGACGCCCTCTCCGGCGTCCTGCTGCGCGACGACAACCTGATCGTCGAATGGCGGATCAGGAAGGTGTACGGCTCACCGGCGCGCTGCGAACTCAAGATCGCAGCCGCAGACAACATCGACCAGGAGGTAGCAGCAGCATGAGCGCAGCAACCGAGACCGAGCTCGAGCGGACCGTCCGCGAAGAAGACGAAGCCCACAAGACCGACCTCGCAGGCCAGGACGCCGAGAAGGGCAAGCTCTTCGAGGTACCACGCGTCGCCGTCACAGTCGACGAGGCCGACCCGAACGTGATCAAGCTCAAGTTCGGCGGCACAGTCGAGATCGACCGTACGAACGCCGACGACGTCTCCTTCTACAACAGCTTCAAAGCGGGCAAAGACGTCGACCTCGCCGTCACCGTGTTCTGCGCCGGCCCCGCCAACACCCACCGCCGCGACTCAGAGGGCGACGTCGACTCGATCGTCCAGACGAAAACGCTGATCGTCCACTCGATCGACACGACCGGGTAGCCGCTCCGCACACCACCGGGCCGGGACCGACGCGACCGACACCGATTGGGGGCACGTGCAGCGAGTGGCAGGGCAAGAGAAAACCGAGCAGCAGATCCGCCGCTGGTTCGACACCGACGGCTGGCGACGCGAACCCGCCGACCTACGCGCCGCACTCCAGGAACGCGGCGCCGACGAGGAACTCGTCTGCGTCCTCCTCGACGAAGGCGCCGACCGCCGGCGTGCGCAGCCTCCGGCTGCGGCCCAGGATGACACTCATAGTCCGCCGTCTAACGGAGCCGCAGGCCGACCGCGGTTGACGGAGCCGGATCGGGGTGCGTCGGCGCCGGGGCCGCAGCCGGGGAACGTCCCACCGCAGAACCTCGAAGCCGAAGAGTCCGTGCTCGGCGCGATGATGATGAGCCCCGCCGCGATCGCCGCGTGCTCCGAGATCCTCGACGCGAGCGACTTCTACCGCGAATCACACGCCAAGGTCTACCGTGCCGCGCTCGCACTCGACGCGAAAGGCGAACCCGTCGACGCGATCACCCTCACCGACCAGCTCGCCCAGACAGGCGAACTCGAAGCCGTCGGCGGCCGCGCCAGGCTCCACGAGCTCGCAGCCCTCGTGCCCGCCTCGGCGAACGCGCCCCACTACGCGAAGATCGTCAAAGAGGCCTCCGTACTCCGCGGCCTGATCCGCGCCGGCGGCGAGATCGCGCGGCTCGGCTGGGACCGGACAGGAGAAGCGCCCGAGCTCGTCGACCGGGCCGAAAGCATCGTCTTCGACCTCTCGCAAGGACGCAACAGCGGCGACCAGACCGAACACGTCGACGCGGCCCTGAAGGAGACGTTCCGCCGGATCACCGACCGCTACGAATCCGGGCTCGACACCGTCGGCCTCGCCTCCGGCTTCCGGGCGCTCGACGACATCACCCTCGGATTCGAGCCCGGAAACCTGATCCTTATCGCAGCCCGCCCCTCGATCGGGAAGAGCGCCCTCCTACACGCGGTCCTCGCGAACGTCGCGATCCGCCAAGGGCTCCCCGTCTGCCTCTTCACTGCCGAAATGTCGAAGAGCGAAGTCGTGCAACGCCTACTCGCCCGCGAAGCCCGCGTCGACGGGAAACGCATCCGCCGCGGCAACCTCAACCCCGACGACTGGCCGCGCATAACCCACGCCGCCGAGACGATCTCGAAAGCCCCGTTCTACCACGACGACTCCGCGACGCTCGGGCTCGGCTACATCCGCCGAGTCGGCCGGCGCATGAAGCAGCGCCACCCCACCCTCGCGCTACTCGCGGTCGACTACATCCAGCTGCTCGACGGCGACGGCGAAAACCAGAACCTCAAGATCAGCGCGATCTCGCGCGGCCTCAAGATGCTCGCCCGCGAACTGAACGTCCCGATCCTCGCCCTCTCCCAACTCAACCGCGCCGTCGAACAACGCAACGACAAACGGCCCGTCCTCTCCGACCTCCGCGACAGCGGCAGCCTCGAACAGGACGCCGACCTCGTCATGTTCCTCTACCGCGACGACTACTACCACCCCGAAGGCGACCAACAAGGCACCGCCGAAGTCAACCTCGCCAAACACCGCAACGGGCCGACCGACACGATCCGGCTCGCGTTCCAAAAGAACTACGCCAGCTTCACCGACCTCTCCCACCAGGACGGCCCCCGATGAGCGAACCACTTGGACCCATCGGCGACCTGATCTCCCTACTCGCCGAAGAGGGAACCGGCTTCACGCTCTGCCCCGTCCGCGAAGGCCAGCCGATCAGCGGCTTCGGCAGCAAAGACGCCTACCAGTTCAACGGCTGGGAGGTCGGCTACATCACCCCGAACGGAGGCGGAGAGATCGCCGTCGGTAACACCATCGAAGAGGCCGTCACCGTGGCTCTCGAGATCGAGCGACGAAGAGAGCGTCCTTGATGGTCTGGGTCAAGCTCGACGACAAGTTTCACTCGAACGAGAAGGTGCTCGACGCCGGACACGCCGCCGCCGGCCTCTACGCGATGTCGCTCTCCTACTGCGGCGACCACCTAACAGACGGCCGCGTCCCCGACGCCTGGGCGAACCAGCACCCAAAGACGCTCCGCGACAAGCTCGTCAAGAACGCCCTCTGGAAGAAGGTCAAAGGCGGCTACCTGATCCCCGACTTCAACGAGCTCAACCCAACAAAAGCAGCCGTCGAGACGAAGCGATCCAAGCAGCGCGCGGGGGGCCTGAAAGGTGCCGCGAACCGCTGGAAGCCCGACAGAGTTATAGCTCAACCCAAAGGTCAACCTATGGGTTCACCTAAGCCGAAGCCAAACGCCCCGACCCGAAGTACTAGATCTTTAGATCAAGTACTTGTGCCTACGGCAGAGGAAAAGACCCCCGAATACGTCTGCCCCAGGCCCTGGTGCGCCCTCGTCTTCCAGACCGCCAGACGCCTCGACGAACACATCGAAAACGTCCACTGGAACGAGGCCCCCCAGACCACCCACCCACCGGAGGTGACACGATGAACATCTTCGAAGCGATCCTCGCCACCATCGGCGCCTGGCTTGTCACCGGCTGCGTACTCGCCGCAGTCTGGGCCCTAGCCCGCCGACACTACAACCGGCGACGAAGACGAGGCGGCCTCGTCGACTTGACGCGGGCTGCCGACACCCGCAAAAACGCGCGGGAGCGGGAGTGGATCTTCGCGGATCAGGAGCGGGTTGGCGACTCCATGCCTCGGGAGCGTGCCTCGTGAACGCGGTCGTCTGCGCGTGCGGGCGCACGATCGAGCGCGGCGAGCTCCTGATGCCACCCACGATCGACGATCTCCGGGCGGCCGGCCACGATCCGGACGAGTGTTCGCGCCAGGTGGGCTTTCAGGGCCGCTTCGACGGTCGCCGCGAGATGGCGCTGTTGGCCGTCGACCACCTGTCCGAACGCGGGACTCTAGGCGGCCTCGAGATCGCGGAGATCCGCACGAACCTCCTCGACGCGGTGCATTCGCTCACGCTCGGGAAGGTGGCATCGTGACGGTCGTGGTGCGTGGCGTCTGCCCGGCGTGCGGCCGTCCGACTGGGGGGGCTGGCGTGGTCGTCTACTCGGACCCCCCGAGCGTGAGGGTCGTGGCCTGTCTTTGCGGTTCTCGCACAGCGCCGGTCGAGGTGCAAGCTCGATGACCGACCAGGCTGCTGTCCAGGCGGTGTTCGCGCTCGCGCGTACCCAGCTCGACTGGATCCCCGCCCCACCCCCGACCCTCGAAGCGCAGCCGGGGTTCGCGCACGGCCACGCCGACGACGGCCGCCAGCTCCGCTGGCTCACCTGTCCCGACTGCCTCACGAACGGCCGGCCGATGTTCGGCTGCGAAACCTGTGGTGGTCGCGGCGAGGTCCCCGACGAGGGCCGCGACCCGTACGAACGCACCGGGCAGGCACCGTTTTTCGGTGAGGCCGATCAGCAGCAGCGCGACCGGGCCCGGATGGTGGACGGCCAGATCATCCGGCTGAAGCAGCTCGCGAGGGCCCGCGAGGGCGACGTGGACGCGACCCCGGAGGACTGGCTCACTAGGGCGCTCCGGTTGAAGGATCAGCAGTGGCGCCGCGGCGACTACGGCCTCCTCGAGCAGTGGCAGGAGCTGCTCGGGTACCGGTTCCCGATGCGGCATCTCGCATGGAGCTCGTTCGTGGTCGACCAGCAGCCGCTCCATGCCGGGTCGCTGGTGGGCGCGCACTTGGACGAGACGGCGGGCTGGCTCGCCGCCCGGATGCTGTCGTCGATCGCCGTCCACGTCGCGAAGCAGCGGCAGGCGCAGCTGACGGTCGGAGTCGCCGAGCGCCGCGTACGCGTCCGCCCGTCGTCGATCGTGGTGCCGCCCGAGCACCGTGACGCAGTCGACCACGTGAACGGGCGCGGCCGGTGGGCGAACGGGTGGGCGCAGTCGAACCGGGACGCGACGATCGTCGGGCTCGCAGCGGACGGGAAGACCGCGGGCGAGATCGCACGCCAGGTCGGCGTGACGAAGCGCAGGGTGCAGCAGATCCTTGCGGACGTCGAGATCGCAGCGGTCGCGTCAGGGCCCGCCGCGTGAAACGTGTGCGGCTCGTCTCGGTCAGGCTGTCCGAGATACCGCTCGACGAGCGGATGGCCGCCGCCCGCGTCGAGTGTCTCCTCGCCGAAACCGACGACGAACGCGCAGCGATCTTCCTGGCGGCGATGTTCCCGTCGGACCGCGTCTACTACGTCCCGGCCGCCGCGTGACTTGCGCTCCGACCGCCCGGTGCGCTACCGTGCACACCGTTCGCGCTGCGAGCCCGGGTGCGAAACGGTATTCCGCATAGGGTTCACTGCGCTCTAACACCGGCTGAGAGGCCGGTTTTTGTCGTCTAAGGGAGGCTTCGATGCCCGTCGCGAAGCTCACCCCCGACCTCGCAGAGCAGCTCTTCGCGCTTCTGAGGCGCGGCCATTTCGCGGCCGACGCGGCCGCCTACATCGGCATCCACCGCAGCACGCTGTACGACTGGCGTGACCGCGGCGCCGCCGCTCGCAAGCTCGCCGAGCAGCGCCCGGTACCTGAGCAGTTCGAGACCGTGACTGCGCACCGTGCCGCCGTTACCGAGTGGCGTCGGAAGCTCAAAGCCGAGACGCCCTACCTCAAGTTCGCTGAAGGCCTCGAGCTCGCGCGCGACCATGGCGCCGCGTGGCTGGTCGAGCAGATCCTCGATATGGCGCTCAATCCGAGAGACAAGCAGCAGAAGTGGGGCGCACTGATGACGATCCTCGAACGGACCCGCCGCGACCAGTGGGGGAAGCGGACCGCGGTCGAGCATGGCACCCAGGACGGGAAGCCGTTGCAAGTGACGCACACGTTCGACCCGTCGAAGCTGACCGACGACGAGCTTGAGATCGCGGCGCGGCTGTTCGAGAAGGCGCAGCCCGACTCGCAGACCTAGCCTGGAGGCGCTTCATGGCGACGACGACGCTGCCGCGGAAGGGTGCGCGCGGGATGCTCGCCCTGGAGGAGGCGGCGGCGTGGTCGGAGTATCTCGAGTCGACGAACCGTGTCGAGGAGTTCCGGTACGAAGACGTCGAGCCGTGGGCGTGGGCGAGGCTGCAGCGCCGCCTCAAGGTGATCGGTGCTCGCAGGAAGGCGCTGCGATGACATTCGGGCCGTACAAGGCGACCGTCGTCGGGATCCACGACGGCGACACGCTCACCGTCGACGTCGTGCTCGCGAAGGTCGGCAAAGCGAAGACCGATGTCGATCTCGGCTTCAGCGTCCACCGCGCGCCCGCCGGGGTGACGCTCGAGCGGCAGTCGGTGCGCGTATACGGGTGCAACGCTCCCGAGCTCGCGACGCCGGCCGGGAAGGCTGCTCTCGCGCACATTCTGACGCTCCTGCACGTCGGCGACACCGTCACGCTTGTGTCGCACGGGTGGGACAAGTACGGCGGCCGCATCGACGGCGCCGTCACCCTCCTCGACGGGCGCGACTTGGCTGCGACGATGATCGCTGACGGCCACGCTGTGTTCTGGGACGGCACCGGCGTGAAACCCGTCCCCGCCGCGACCGGTCCGTGACCGATGCGTCCGCGACCTCATGTACTCGACGCCGACGTCGCTCTACAGGAGATCCAGGTCGCGGAGACGCTCGGCGCCGACTGGTGCTGCTGGACTCCGATCGCGCCTTCGCCGGGCTGCCGGCTCGAGGTGACCGTCGGTCTCGCGCTCGGGATCTGCAACTGCATGGCCGACGTGACCGTCAGCGGACTCAACTGGTGACCGGCTGATGCCGACGGTCGAGCTGTCGCTCCCCGAGATCGAAGCCGAGCAGGAACGGCGGAAGCGGGGCGAGGAGCTCCGCGAAGAAGCCGCGAGGCTCTCCGGGTCGCTCGCCGAGTTCACGAGGGCGGCGTGGCCGATCGTCGAGCCCGCCACCGTCTTCAAGCCCGGCTGGCACATCGACGCGATCGTCGACCACCTCGAAGCGTGTACCCGCCGCGAGATCCGGCGGCTCGTAATCAACGTGCCCCCCAGGCATATGAAGTCGTTGAACGTGAGCGTCCTGTGGCCGGTGTGGTGGTGGGCGTTCGACCCGCACGTCCGGTTCCTGACGGCGTCGTACGGTGAGAAGCTCGCGACCCGGGACGCGCTGAAGTCGCGGCGGCTGATCCAGTCGGCGTGGTACCGCGCGAGGTGGGGCCACGTGTACCGGCTCACGTCCGACCAGAACCAGAAGTCGCGGTACGAGAACGACCAGACCGGCTACAGGCTCGCCACCAGCGTCGGTGGGACAGGTACTGGTGAGGGCGGCGACGTCATCCTCCTCGACGACCCGCACAAGGCCGACGAGGTCGAGTCCGACACCGAACGCGAGAACGTGATCGACTGGCTCGACGGCACCATCTCGACGCGGTTCAACGACCCCGCCACCGGCGTCGAAGTTTTGGTGATGCAGCGCCTCCACGAGGAGGACGCGACCGGGCACATGCTCGAGCAGGGCGGCTGGACACATCTCTGCCTCCCGGCCGAGTACGAGCCGTCGCACCCGTTCGTTTGGCCCGACGACCCCCGCACCGAGACCGGGGAGCTCCTCTGGCCCGACCATTTCGACCGTGGCGAGCTCGACAAGCTGAAAACGATCCTCGGCTCCTACCGTGCCGCCGGCCAGCTTCAGCAGCGGCCCGCCCCGGCCGAGGGCGGCATCTTCAAACTCACCGGGCTCAGGTATTTCGACCCGGCGTTCCTGGAGCCGCCGTCGCCGCTCGCGTTCCGGCGGATCGTCCAGTCGTGGGATACGGCGTTCAAGGAGAAGCAGACCTCCGACTACGTCGTCGGCGCCGTCTGGGGCGTGACGGGCGCGAACCGGTACCTCCTCCGCGTCACGCGGGCGCGGATGTCGCTCGCCGACACCAAACGCGCGATCCGCGAATCGACCGCGTACGCCGAGCAGACCTACCCGGGCCTGCCGCATTCGGTGCTGATCGAGAACACCGCGAACGGCGTCGACATCATCGCCGAGCTCCGCGGCGAGATCACCGGCATCGTCGCCGTCAACCCCGTCGGCGACAAAGTCACCCGCGCGCACGCGGTCTCCCCGATCTGGGAGTCCGGCAACGTGCACGTGCCCGGGTTCGCGCGCGCTGACGGGATGGGCTACGACCCCGCCCGCACACCGGCATGGGTGCAGGACTGGGTCGGCGAGCATACGGCGTTCAACAACGGCGCCCACGACGACCAGGTCGACACGACCACGCAGGTGCTGAACTGGCTGCGCGGCGTCAAAGACATCGGCCCTCCAGCAGATCCCGACCGTGAACGCGACCGGGCGGCGAGCGCGGGCGTCCGCGACATGACTTTCTAGGAGGCGCGCGTGCAGCTCAACCCGTTCCGGCGTCGCGCCGTCGCCGCCACCGAGCCCGCCCGTACGACGCCCCCAAAGACGCAGGGCGCGTCCGGGACCATCAACTTCCGCGGGTTCCTCCAGACCGAGGAGTACAACCCCGATCTGCAGGGCGACCGGGCGCTCCGCGCGTTCGACAAGATGCTCCGCTCCGACGGCGCCGTCCAGGAGTCGATGGAGCATATTTTCGCGCCGATCAAGAACGCGACCGCGTACGTCGAGCCGCCCGAGAACCCCGACCCCGACGAGCTGATCGCGACCGCCCTCGTGCGTGACGCGTTCTTCAAGACGCTCCACCAGCCGTTCCTCGAGTACCTCGACCAGGCGCTCGACTATCTCTCGTTCGGCCACCAGGTGTTCGAGACGTCGTGGCAGGTCGTCGACCGCGAGCTCGAGTACGAGGTGCCCGGCGAGTTCGACACCAGCCCGGACGGGAAACGGATCCCTCGCACCGAGACCGTCCCGCAACGGCAGTGGCTCGTCTGGGACCGGTTCGAGCAGCGGATGCAGAAGACGCTGTTCCAGTGGCACGTCCACGGCGGGATGCTCGAGTCGATCACCCAGCAGGTGTTCAACAGCGACACCGCCGCGTTCGAGTTCCCTACCCTGGACGCCGCTGACCTCGTCGTCCTGACGAACAAGCGGCGCGGCGACGACTTCACCGGCCGGTCCGTCCTACGGTCCGCCTACAAGGCGTGGTACCTGAAAGAGCTGATCGAGAAGGTCGAAGCGGTCTCGCTCGAACGGTGGGGCGTCGGCATCCCGATCGCCTACCCGCCGATCTCGGCGAAAGACGACGCCGCCGTCATCTCCCGGCTCGAGGACATCCTCGCGAACCTGAAAGCGGGCGAGTCAACGTACATCGTCGCGCCGGGCCCGAAGCAGGGCGCCGGCCCCAACGGCGGCGAGGGCTACCTGTTCGAGATCCTCTCCCCGACCGGGACCCCGCCCGATTTCAAGTCGGCGAAGGAGTACCACCGCGCCGAGATCAAGGCTGCGGTGCTCGCCCGGTTCGCCGAGCTCGGCCACCAGGCCGTCGGCGCCCGGTCGACCGGCGACGTCCAGTCGATCGTCTGGTTCGCGGCGTTGCACGCGGTCGCCCGCTACATCTCCGACGTCCACGATCCGCCGATCCGGCGGCTCTGCTCGCTGAACCTGCCGGGGTTGCGGCGGTTCCCGAAGCTCGCGTTCTCGGGGATCGAGGAGAAAGACATCCTCCAGTTCGCGCAGGCGGTGTCGCAGGTGATCGCGTCCGGCGCGATGCGCGCCGACGCGTCCGCCCGCTCGTGGGTGCGTGACAGCTTCGACGCCCCGCCGGAGGACGAGATCGACGACAGCCAGCCCGTCGACCCGGCCGCCGACCCCAACGCCGGCCCGAACGCGCCACCCGACCCGAACGCAAAGCCGAAGCCGAAGTCCGCGGCGGCGCGCCGCCGCCCGGATCCCGCGCAGCTGCGGATCGAGGAGGAATAGATGCCCGACACCCCGTCCGCCAAGCCTGCTGCGAAGCGGGAGGCCGCCCGCTGGGCCGTCCGCGCCACCAACGACGCGACCGGCGAGATCTGGTCGATCCACGACACGCGCGCGGTGTGCGAGGAGCAGCTCGTGGAGAAGCTCGCGGACTGGAAGCAGCCGGACGCGCGCGTCGAATGGGCCAACCTGACCGAGGCGCCGGATGCGTAACTTCAACGAGGGCGTCAAAGTCCTCGTCGAGAACGGCCTCGACGGGCTCCCGGTAGCGAACAAGCTCTGGTTCGTCCTCTGCGACCAGGCGGAGGCCGACACCGACCCGACGATGGCGTGGGCGAACCTGACCCGCACCGCGGGCACCACCACGAACTCGGCGACCGGGCTCACATGTGTCGCCCGCCAGGTCGTGCTCGGCGCGATCACCTGGACCGGTGCCGGCAACATCGTCGGTAGCCCGAAGTCGATCCTCGTGCTGACCGCTGACCCGGCGGGGGCGACGAAGCTCGTCGCGCAGCAGGACATCAACGCCGGGGCCGCCGTCAACCTCGCCACCAACAGCGGCTATGTGTGTGACGGGTTGACGATCAAAGTCGCCTACGACGGCGAAGCCTGATGCCG